TAATGTACGGTCCTTGAACATCACAAAACTCTAAAAGAAAGTAGTCTACTGTGATGCCAAGTTCATTTGCAAACTGTAGATTTTCATCGTATTGTTCTTGGGAAAGAATGTAGAAATCAGTTTCAATCATTGGGTGCAATAATGTCAGCAACAGTGTGCAATGTGTTGGCAGTGATGTTACGAACTCCAGGTGATAGGATCATCGCAACAGCAAAGATCAGGAGAATTGTCTTCACTTTACAAGGCGACTTAAAAGTGAGTCTTTTAGTTGCCACTCTAATTAACCTCCACCGTATACATATTCGATTATACCTGCTTCCTCAACTCCTACCGATTCGATAACAGTGAACCTTGCACAATTATCATACTCATCAGCATAGTAATCTCCAACCTCTTTGATAAACAACTCGCGGCATTGTTCTTTAGTTTCAGCAGCAATCACTGCCATGCCAGAGGTATAATCAGAGAGGACGTTGTTGATGATAAACAATTTCATAATTTTAACTCAGTTAATGACATCATACTTCAGGGATTTGACACACCAACCAGTGTTATCAGAGATACAATCAACAAGATCTTCCTCACTCGGAGGTGCCCAAAGGCAAGATTTTGCATCATCTACGATCTCTTTTTTCTCATACTCAGTGAGATCTTCGTAGTCGAAATCGAACTCAATTTCAGTGATTTTGTAGTAGTTCATGGTTTCAGTGTTAGTCAGGGTTTCAGTGGTGCTCATACTACTAGGACACTTTGGAGGTGAGCTATTTTAATTCAACTCAATGTTCCAGTCAACATCTGCAGTAAGATTGACCCAAAAGTGATTCTTACCGTTGGCAGAGGTTAGAAACATTTTGTCTCCACAATGTTGTTCCACAATACACTCCTGATTGCGGTTCATTAAGTTACAGAAACGATTGTGTGCTTTCTTGCTTTTGGGTGTTACAAATGCAGTCATTCTTTGTTATTGAGGTATTGAATCAAAAGGACATTTGCTGCTCCGAAAGTATAAGCAACAAGGACAAGAATACCCGTTAGCATAATTTTATCAGTTACCGAAGAAAGCATCAAACTCGTCTGCAATCTGATCAATTAGTTCATCAGTTGCATCAAGGTCAAAAAGGCAGCAAACAAAATCTACACAATCATTCAGATCTGTGTGATTGTTGCACATAAACTCCAGAAGTGCAGGAGTGATGTCGGTTTGGAAGTCGAAAGAGGTGTTGGTCATACTACTAGGACACTTTGGAGGTGAGCTATTTTAATTCAAAGTCAGTTTCAGTTACGCATCAGTGAAAGTGCTTCATCCTCGCTGATGCTACCCTCAGGCAGTTCTACAATCCGAGCACAGTCAATCGCATCAGCAAAGTTATCAAACTGTGCAAAGGTTTTCTGATTACCACACCAGCAACCTTTGTACTCATAGAACATTGCTTCTACAGAGAATACATCTCCCTTTGTTTTAGAATCTACACTGTGCTTGATATACACTTTACCGTCATATCGTGTGTACTTATCAAACATATTGCTCTTGAAAGTACGGGCGAAATCAGCGATAGACTCAGCAGTGAGATTGATATTCTGAGCGAACAGATTTGCGTAGTGAACAGACATTTTAGTGGTTTCAGTGGAAGTGCTCATACTACTAGGACACTTTGGAGGTGAGTAACTTTAATTGGGTGTTTATTGTGTTACACTTTTTTGAGCGAAGTTAGGAAGGGAAATCATTAGTTTTACTGAACTTTGAGTTGGTGAACTTGAACGTCGCAATACTGAGAATCTTTGTAATCCTCATTGTATTCTTGTTTCATTTCCTCTGCGCGACGATTTGCGTCTTCTTCGTTAGCATACAAACCATAAAGTTCATCGGGTTCGTATTCATCAAGACGGGCATAAACACCGTAAACAATCATTTCAGAACGTGACGATAATCAATGGATTTGATACACCAACCTGTGGCACATGTGATCTCTTCAACTAGATCATCTTCATCATCTGCTTCCCAAATCATACCGATAGTTTCATCGGTAATGTTACTAAACTCATGCTCGGGAAAGTCATCATCTTCATCAAAATCAAACTCGATTGCAGTAACTTGGAAAAGCATCATTTGCAGTAGTTAAGGTTTACTTGGCAGAACTGATCTGCCTGTTGTTCTTGATACTCATTGGTCGTTGCGTGTGCAATCAAACCAAAGCGAAGACCGAGTGCTAGAGTAGCAATCAAAAAAGCAATTCGCATCAAACTGCACCTGCCATAAAGTTGTATTCTTGCACCAGGTTAATGTTATCACCAGTGATCACATAATCCATTGCAAGACGCTCATCAATCTCGCGTTGTGCATCTTTTTTGGTCAGACACTTTTGAGAGATGGTATCAATACCCTTCCAAGAAAGAACCTTGAGAGTATAGTTGGAACAATCCTCAATGGGATAGAAACCAACAATCATTGTACCATCTTTAGACTGGAGAGTAGGAAACTCGATCATGGTTTGTGAAGTGCTCATACTACTAGGACACTTTGGAGGTGAGCTATTTTAATCACTTGAAACTTACGTTGACACCAACAACTTTTGCCTTAGGATTTCGTGCCAATGCAGTTTCACGGGCATCTTGTGGGTTGGTTGCTTGTACTTCTTCCTTGAAGACTTTACCACCAACGTATAGATCAACAATGTACTTCATAGTGTTTGAAACGGTTGTGCTTCTTTGATGTTAGAATTGAAAAACTTTTGAAAGATAGAATCAATCACAGGATACCATTCCTCGTTTGCACTTGGGTATCCACATTCTCGTGCTTGATTGAGAAACTTAAGGATGCAAGTTTCCTCATTAGCAGTGAACTCAACTCGATTGAAAGTGTAACCGTCAGTCATACATTTTCATCTCCCATATCAAAACAACACTGCTCATAACCTTCATCATACATTGCTTGGGCAAACTCAAGAATAAGAGAAGGAGTTACTTTCCAGTTTCTAATATCATCTTCATCACGAAGACAGAATTTGAACTTTTCGGCAAGTTGTAGGATTTGTTCTTCAGTCATAATCAAACAGGGGTAACTTCAACAGAACGGATAAGATTTGTGCGATCTTGTGCTAGATAATCATCAGCGATTTTACCACAAGATGAACGAGATTGGATGATCTTTTCTTCATACAGGTTCTCATCTTCATCAGGAACCCAATACTCAATCAGAAGGCGATAGTTTTTCATCAGTAGTGTGCCTCAGAGGTGTCAAGAACTTCGCTGTACTTAGCGATACCATCATAGCAACGCTTTGCCATTTCAGAATCACCTTCAGCAACGTAACCTTTCAGAAACTCAAAGCAGTATTTGATACGCTGCTCAGGAGTAACTTTAGCGAGTTGTTGTTGCTTACGCTCATAAGCGGCGTTGTAGGCAAACATTTCACGATCTTCGAGGGAGATGTTGTGAAACTTGCGGTCGGTAGTGTTGGTCATACTACTAGGACACTTTGGAGGTGAGCTATTTTAATTGCCCGTTACCACGTTCCTCTTTGGACGTGAATGTTGCGGATTTCGTTGTAAATAAACTGTTTTAGTTTGTTGTCGTCAGTATTATCAAAAGCATAATAAAGACGATTGAGGTACTCATCTTGTGTGGCACCTATGTTACCATCACCACCAATCTCATTGAGTGAAGAACCTGCGACAACTTTTGATTTGCCAAAGTTACCAGACACACGCCCAGTTGTTCTCAGTTTGGGTTTGATCTTGGAGAGATTTGAGCTAGTCATCGTGCTACAATGTCAAGAGTTTCCAACAGCATCATCGAAAGTTCCATCTGGTTCTCATCATCAACCACGGGAATGTTTGTCTCTACAAACTCACTAATCAGTTGAGCAAAAAGTTCAGTTGTGCGCTCATCTGTGAATAGAGCAGTGGCAAGTTCATTCTTGAACCCATCACGCAGAAGTTTGAGCGACTTTGTGACAGTCATTTCTTTGATTTGTTCATCGTAAGTCATTTCAGTGTCGTACATTGTGTTACTCATTTTGCGTACATATATCCGGATGCCCAATCGCAATTCTCCAAAACATATTCACGATCTTTAATCAATCGCAAATCGTAGCGAACTCCTTTGGCAGGAGATTTCCAACTGGAACTCTTATACATCTCACCAGTATTCTTGTCGATGAAGCAGTGTACTGACCTGCTACCACCACCATCAATCATCACAACTTTGTGATACTTTTTACCAGTCTCAATGGTATAATCAATGTCCGTTTTACCAGACTTGAGTTCATCAATCTTGAGAAGATGATGCTCTACACTTTCACCAAGTTCAACAGAACGCTGATGACCACGAATAGCATACTGACGATAGTTGTCTTTCAGTGCTTCAATCAGCATGTGAGTGTACTTGAGTACATTCTCTGCAATAGTTTGTTTTGCTTGTGCTTGCATTGTAGTTGTGCTCATACTACTAGGACACTTTGGAGGTGAGCTATTTTAATCATCCCCAACTCTTTGCCATCGTGAAGTTGGCATGAGAGAATGTCTCACGATCCACTACCTTGAACGATCCAAACTTGTTGTGGATGACATAACCTTCGTGGAAGGAATCAATACCATTGATAGAACATTCAATGTCGTCAAGTTCGTGAATGAACAGGAACAAATCATCCTTGATAGACTTCACCAACTTCCACAAACGGATCAAGTTCTTATCACAATCACATTTTTCTGCAATTTCATCTTCATCAATGACCCTTTGCTCCCTGATGCAGGCATTTAACTCTATTTTGATTTGTGTTGCTTTGTTTGCACTCACAAACTCACATAGGGTGCTCATTTGCTTGGCAAACTTACACACATCTTCCAAATCTTCACGATAAGGGTTCAGAGACACCTCAGGTTGCACAAACAGAACAGTCTTAGTGCTCACAAACTTGCTAGTGATAGGATGTGCTACCATCTCAGGCAGTTTGTCACCAGTGTAGTAAGTATGAGGGCAAATGATAATCTCCTGCCGCACAATCTCAGGGAACTTGTAGGTAATCGTATTGGGCGTAAATGTATCCAACCCTTTACCAAAACCAATCCAATCACCCTGATACACTTTCTTAGTGCGAGGCAGAAACTCCAGGCAATAGATAAGGATTTGTGCTACGCGAGGTTGACCACCAAAATGCTCAAATACATCATCCTCATTATAGCAAAGGCGAATCTTTTGCTTGTTAAATGCTGCTTTGGTGCAAACAAAAAACTTACCATTCTCAGGATTAGTGCCCCACACAACAGCAGGAGCACCATCCATCTTTACGCTGATAAAACTATCAACTTCAGAGAACCAATCAAGAACAGAAAGATCACCATTCAAGATACAATCTTCGGGGTGTTCAATGTGTTTGTTTTGCATTGGTTTCTTACTCATACTACTAGGACAGTTTGGAGGTGAGCTATTTTATTAGATCAAACTTCTGCCAGTTTGATGAGGCGATTGCGAATGTCAAACAATTCCATTTCATCCAAATCTGCAGCATCTAAATCTACAGGTGCAAACTCCTCTAGATTTACACTACCATCAGAATAGATGGGGGCATAGTACAACTCATCGCCATCTTCTTGTGACAGAGTGTAGACACAACCGTGATTGGTGGAAGTAACAAAAATCATTGGAGTTTCACGAACAAAAGTACAATAAAGGAGCACAAGCATAAAAGCAAGTGCTCCTGTGGCAGTTTATCAAGCGGAACGACGCTTGCGAGTTTTGGTAACAGTAGCAGGTACAACTTGAGGTTGATCCACTACAACAGCAGGAGAAAGTTGTGCTTTACTGAACTCAATCAGCATGTCAACAAACTTCAGAAACTGAAGAGTTGCAGAGCGAACTTTCTCACTTCCATTGTTCTCATTGAAGGAACGAATGAAGAATTGAGATACACCGACAACAACAGCAGCGATAGTAGCAATGTTGCGGACGAGAGTATCAACGAACTTCCAGTAAAAAGTCATGGTTTAGGTTAGAAACTTCTGTGAGGTGCGACCCTCACACTACTAGGACACTTTGGAGGTGAGCTATTTTAATTTGTCTCGTAGTTTGTAATGTAAAGATGCTTCACTTTTGCTCCACTGTGATCCTTATCCTTACCAAATCGTTGGGCATAAGCAAAGTCCTTTTCAATAATGTTAAAGTCTTTGTAACTCTCACGATAAAACTCATGGTCAGAATGAATAATCATCCATTTTGCTTTTGTTGCTTTCAGGCAACCTAAAAGGTCTTCATGTAGACTTGAACCACCATCGCCCTGAGTGTAACCAAGTCGCTCAAGATAGGGTGGATCAATGAACACAAAGTCATCTGCATTGATTTCACCAAACAGATCCACAAATGACCCGTATCTGAATACACATCTCTTACTCAAGAAATTGTGATGATCAGGAGACAAATTACAAGAAAATCGTTTATAGTGACCAAAGGGCACATTAAACTCACCTTTGGCATTGTATCTTTCCATTCC